CTTATCCTTACCCCAGCCGCCGCAAGCTGTACCGTCACTCTGTACGATCCTGCGGCCCTCGCAGTCTCGCCGATAACCCAAGGCGTTGCGACTACGGTCGGGGCTACCGCCCGGATCTCCCTCGCAGGGGCAGCGGCGGGAGGCAGTGTTACGGCGTCTATTTCCGGTTCCGGTATCGCGTTCAATAACGGCGTAATCGCAGTCGTCTCTGGCGCCGGGTCTACCGCCACCATCATCACCGCAACGATTTAATGGCGCAAAGTTCCCCAAACGGCCAACTACTCGAAACTCAGTTTTTCGATAACATTGGCGGTTTAAACATCTCTGATTCCCCTTTCCGCGTCAAGGATACTCAGGCGACGGATGGGAATAACTTTGAGTACACCCAGACGGGTGGAATTCAGAAGCGCAGGGGCGCGGCTGCCGTTAACACTACTGCTGATACCCAATTAACTACACGCGGACTTGAAATCTTCGTCACTACGCTTGGAGTTAAAACCCCGATCCGCGCTGCCGGTACGAAGATCCAGAATCTCGACATTGACACTCCGCTCTTTACAAATCTTTCGCAAGACACTACCGCCGCTACGACCGACGTATTTTCCTCGTCTAACGTAACACCTACCGTCTTTGCTCCATTCAATACGGCTTCGGTTTCGCTTCTCAACTTTGCGGGCGCTACCGACGGTGTCTACGCAGTTTACTCTGACGCAAAGTACACTAAGAACGGTGCCGCAGCCCCCACCGGAACGTTTACTGCTACGACTACAGCGGGTGGTGGAGTTTGGCAGACTACCGGAACCTTCGCCTACGGCGTTAGTTATTTAAAACGCTCTACGGGAGCCGAGAGCAACGCCTATTCGGGCTCTGCTACCCTTTCGCTTGGCGTTACGGTTGATGTTTACGCGACTGTTGCTTCAGTTACGGATTCTGTAGTTCTTACGTTTTCCGGGCTTACTTCGGTCGATACCCAGACCTATGACCGGATGCAGATCTACCGCTCCGCCGTTTCGACCTCCGGCCCTCTTGCGGTTTCGGGTTTTACGGTCGGGGACCTTATCGCGACCCTTACGCTCCCCGTTACGAGCTATACCGATACCGGTACCTCCATTCTCGATACCCAAAACGTTCCTCGCCCCAATAACGTTCTGCTCGACAACTCTACGCTTCCTGCCGGGACTTACAACGTCCTTTGTACCTGGAAGCGAAGGCTTGTTACCGCTACCGGAACGACGCTTCGGTTCTCGGAGCTTAACGCCCCCGAGTCTTGGCCTACTGTCAATACGATCGACGTGCCGTCTGGTGGGCCAATTACAGGACTTGCGGTAATCTCTTTTAACACGGATTTCGGTAATGATGAATATCTGGCTGTCTTCAAGGAGCGGGAGCTGTGGTTGGTCAGAGGAAATGACTATACTGACGTCACTCTATCCTTCATCGACACTGTTGGCTGCGCAAACCAATCCCTCATTGTTCTCGCTAACGGCTTCCTTGCATGGATCGACTATCGTGGGATCTATCTCTGGGACGGCTCCGGAAAACCAATCTATGTGTCCCGGCCCATTGAGCCCTACTTCGCAATCGACGGAGACCTAGACAAATCCCAGCTTATTTACGGCTACGGGCAGTACTTCCGTAACCGTAACATGATTTACTGGTACGTCTCCTCCAAGGTTCACGGGACGCAGAAGTTCGTATTCAAAATGGACCTGCGCCTTACGCTCCCCGGCGTGACGAGTACCCTTAACTCCCGGATCATGGACGGCGTGTTTGTCACTGATACGTCGGCGCAGCAAATCTACTCTGCCAAAGCCTATCTCCCGTCTTCGTCCAGCGACGAGATTATGCTCATTGGCGATAATGCGGGATTTGTTTATAAGGCGTACCAGCAGTTTAGTGATGCGGGATCGGCAATTGATTTTCAATACACCACCCCGTTTTATATGCTTTCGACACCTAACAAATCCAAGCGGTTTGTCAAGGTGATCGCTTGGGTCGATGCGCTCGGTAACTGGGACCTTAAGCTTGACTATTGGGCTGGGTTCCGTGCCGCGCTGTCGCAAAAGTCTACCCTTCAAGCCCCCATCACGACGGCGGCTACAAACGCTACGGCGCTCTGGGATGTTGCTTACTGGGATGCGGCTTCTTGGGACGACTACACCCAATCCTTGACTGGCGTTGTGTTCAACCTCAACAACGACCAGGGAAATAACGAGGGGGATTGTATCCGCCTCAATTTCCGTAACAGTGGAATCGATCAGCCCGTTACGATTTACGGCTACTCAATTTTCTCAATGGAAGGCGGGCTCAATAAGTAATGGCTACCTGCGCTGTTTCTGGTAACGTCATTGATCCGTCCGGCACTGCGATTTCGAGTGTGTCGATTATCGCCCGCGTTAACCAACCCGTGTTTTCTAGTACGGAACTGGTTACCCCGCTTCAAGTCAGCGTTCAAACTGACTCTAGCGGAAACTTCACCCTGACGCTTCAACAAAGCATCTCGGTCATCTTTACGGTTATGTACCCCTCAATCGGGACCGACCCACAACGCATCTTTAACTATACGGGAAATATCCCGGCAACCGCGACCGCCGACTTTAGTTCAGTAGTCGTGCAGGAGGTGTAGCATTCCTACGCTAGTTTATCCGACTGGGGACTTCCAGCCGTTTACTAAAATTCTATCGAGCGAAGTTAATGGTAAGTTTAACGCCATTGCTACGCTTCTTAACACAACTAAACTCAACTCGGTCAACATCCAACAAAACGGGCTTTCGTGGGACCGGCTTACGACGCAGACTTCGCTCCAGGTAGCCGTTACTGACACGCTTGGACAACTTACCGTTGCGCCGTTTATCACGGCGGCGCAAGGCGGTTTTGGATTCACGTTCGCAGCAACCACACTAGATATAGGCGAGGTTTTACAAGTGAACTCTACTGGAACCGGCCTAACGTTTGACGCTGTGCCCTCCGGACCCGGGCTTTTAATCTATAACTTCTATCGTTTTGGATAAGGACTAAACATGGCCGCATCACCTTCTTTTACTAGCACCCCTAAATTTGCAAGCGCTATTCTTAACGCGACCAGCGCCGGGGACCCGGCGTACCAAAACCCGACCACGGTAGCAACTGTCCTGACTATGGGGGTAACTGGGGGCCGAGTAGACACCATTTATTTTACGCCCACTGGAACGAATGCGGCCACCTCCGCTAGAATTTTTATCGATACGGTTGGATCCGGTGGGGTCAATAACCGGCTGCTGTATGATGTGACTATTCCCGCCACTACCTCCACCACTGTCGCTGGACTAGTACCGGTCAGTTGGGCGGCAAACCTCGTTCTCCCCGCCAACGCGGTCCTTCGAGCGACCGTCGCCAATACTGCTGTCACTAACGGAATTTGTGTTTCCGTGGAGTACGGAGAATTTTAATGGCGCTAGATGTAAATAACCTGCTAGGGTTTCCCAGCAAATCACAGCAGATCAGCGAAGTTGTGTTGGATAGCCCCAACGGGCAGGGCAATATCAATACGTCAGTTAAGCTTTTTACTGCCCTACGAAAAAGCGTCGGGTCGGCGCTCAGCGCCATCGGCGTGTTTGACGTGGATTACTCCACTTACGTGCTGGTGAACGAGGATGGGATTTACGCCTATAGCTACGGATCAGATTACAACGCCGCTGCTGCGTCCTCTGTGTCTATTACTAGAAACTCTAGAACTCTTAACGCCGCCCCTAGCCTAGATGACGTGCTAATTGCGACAGGATCTCCTTCTGGGGTTCCGATATCGGTAACCGGCATAAGCTTTTTTAGGGCTGGTGATAAAATCAGAGTTCAAACCCCGGGCGGTTTGTTTTCTTCAAATACCGTTAACCAGGTGGGTGGTCAGGCGCAGTCGTTTCGAATAACCCAGGTAGCTAAGATTTAGATGTACGCCCGTTACCTACGAGAAACGCTCGGACTAGAGACCTTGGAAGACTCCGAAAATCGGGGCTTTTTAACCTACGGCTTTAATTGTATTCCCGGCGTAGACTTCCCCCACTGTTACATCCAAGATCTGTGGGTAGCCCCAGAACACCGACAAAACCACGTTGCGGCGTCTTTAGCAGACCGGGCTGCTGGGATTGCGAAAAAAGCTGGAATCAGAATGCTTTTCGGGTCGGTTTGCGGAACATCTAAAGATCCTGACAGAAGCGCAAAGGTGCTTGTGGCGTACGGAATGAAACTATACTCGATCGGCGACAACGTCGCCTACTACGTAAAAGAGATTACATAATGGGCAAGGCTATTGGCGGAATCGGAAAAGGATTTTTAGGGGCTAGTACTGGCGGGTTTTCGGCGCTTACGGGCTCTAACCCTATTACGCGAGCGCTTGGGCTCTCGGGCGAACAGGGTGAATATTTCAACCCACAGACCGCCAACGCGGGTCTTGAGCAGCTTAACGCGGAAAACGCGGCCCTTACTGACAAAGGATACCAACAGCGCCTTTCCGATCTCCAGTCTGGGAAGTTAGATCTAGCCGGTGCGCAAAAAGATCTTAAGGGCGCTCAGCTAGAAGACTTTAACACCCAGGGGGTTAGCGGCTCCCGGGTTGCTGCGAATGAAGTACAAAACAACCCGCTATACTCCTCGCTGTTTGGTGGAGATGGGCTTCAGTCTCAACTTGCCGCCCAAGGTAAGGACCTCTCTTCTCGCGGATTCTCGCTTCAACCACAAGACCGAGAAGCTTACGGCCAAGCAGCCGGGGATATTGCCCGGCTTTATGGTCAACAAGAGCAGGCCGGTACGCAGGCGCTTGCTCGCCGAGGCCTAGCCTCCGGTAGTTCCGGTGCTGCGGGCGCCATGTTCTCTGGACTCCAAGGCTCTAAAAATGAGCAGCTTGCCCGTGCTCAAACCGACATTGCCCAAAAGCGTATGGCGGATACCCAGCAACGCCTTCTCGCCAATCAGCAAATGCAGACCCAGCTCGGCCAACTCGGCGGGTCGCTACAGCAAAACCAGTACCAACGCCAGCTTTCCGGTGCGCAGAATCGGCAGCAAAACGTCCTTAACGCGGCGCAGATTCAAAACTCCGCCAATGCGAATGCTAATAGCGCAAACCTCGCTTCTATGCAAGACAAGCGCGGCGCTAAGGGAAAGACTCTTCTTGAGGGCTTTGGGCAGGGCCTCTTTTCGTCTTCTCAACAAATCGGGGCCGCTCCCGGCACGTTCGTCTCTGGTATGGCCGGGGCTGGCGGAAGTGCAATGGGCTCTGGTATGATGGCTTCCGACGAAGATTGTAAAGAAAATGTTAGGGATGGCTCGAAAGATATCCAAGGATTTCTTGACTCTCTTCAACCCCACACCTACGAGTATAAACCCGAAATGAAAGCCTCTTTGCTTGGTGGGGAGGGTGAGTTCACCTCGCCTATGGCCCAGGAGCTTGAAGAAACCCCCGTTGGCGCCTCGATGGTAGAGGAGACACCAGACGGTAAAGCCGTCGACTACGGTAAAGGTTTTGGCGCCCTTGCTGCGGGTCTTGGAAATTTAAACAACCGCCTTAAGATGTTAGAAGGAAGTCGCTAATGGTTACCGCAAACGACATGGATACTATCGCAGGAATTCAAGCCCGGGCCAAGGACGCCAAAAGCGGGGGTTCCGGGAAGATTGCGGATCAAAACGCCGCGCCTAAAGGCCCTGCGGCCCTGGAGCTTGCTCCGGCCCCTATGGCGGACATTGGCCAAAAGCCGGGAGCGCTGGATCTAGCAGCCCCTCCCGCAGAGGACGTGACTAAACCCCTTAGCGCACAGGACAAGCTTAACAAAATTGCCGGTATGTACAACCGAGGTATTGCTTAATGGTGACTCAGGCCGATCTCGATTCTGGTCTAATCGGACAGATTACAGCTAACTCAATCCGGGGCGCCCAGTTGGGTGCCGATGCGGTTCAGCAACAAAAAGAGCGCGACGCTAAGCTTGCACAGCTTATCAAAGGCAGTGCACTTAAACAAGAGGCGATTACCAAAAACCAAGAGGCGGCCAACGCCCAGGCCCAGGCGCAAGGCCTTAAACCCGGAACCTACTCCACGAGTGTTTCGGAAGGCGGCTACTCGTTCGACCCCCGCGCGCCGAGAACTCTTGCTGAATTACTAACTCCGGGTCAAAAATCCGCCGACGTGGCGTTTGGTAAGGAGTACTCTGATTACGTCGCGGGCGGTGGAAGCGAAACGGCCAACAAAAACCTAAGCCTTCTTGAAAATGTGGAGAAAAACCTCACCGCTCGCGGCAATGAGGCTCCGAATTTGCTGGAGCGCGGTGTTCAGTATGGTCCGGACTGGTTGCGTACCGCCCTTACCCCTAAAATCAAAGCTGAAGAAGACGCGGTGCGCACGGCAGTTCAAAGCTCTCTTAGACAAACCCTCGGCCCACAGTTCACCGCTAAAGAGGGGGAAGAGCTAATGAAGCGGTCTTACGATCCCCGACTCTCTGCGGCACAAAACCTTGAAAAGCTACGCCCAGAAATCGCAGCGATTAAAGCCCAGATTCAACGTAAGATGCAGTCTGCACAGCAATTCGAGCGCACCGGCTCTATTCGAGGTATCGGCGCTGCCGGGGGTGCAGGGACTCCAGCTTCTCAATCCCAGCCGCAAACTAAACAAGTCAACGGCAAAACTTACGTCCGCACCCCAGAAGGCTGGGTTCCGCAATAATGGCGCGCCCTCTTTCAGACGCCGAGATGGCGCAACTAGAAGCAGCCCACTCAGAGCAGCAAAAGCCCCGCCCACTTTCTGATGAGGAAATGGCCAGCCTTGAGGCGCAACACGCCACCGCTTCCCAGGAGTCTCCGGAAGCTAGACGCTCCCGCATTATGTCGGAGATTAACCAACAAATCGACAACACTGACTATGCCGCCGCGATGAACAACGCGCTTGGTGTAATGACGGGTGGGGGCCTTGCTCGCGCGGTTCCCAAGGCCGCCGGAATTTTAGGTTCTGCTGCTGAGGGTGCCCTTTCCGGAGCTGCCCAGGCTAAACCGGGTGAGCGCGGCACTGGCGCGGCCCTTGGTGGTGCTGTTCAAGGCGGCGGCTCTGCGCTTGCTAAGCTTCTAGGTAAAGCGGGTGACGTCGGAATGCAGGTTGCCGTGGGGCGTAAAAAGTACACTCCCGGTGTCGGTACTGAGCTTGCTGATCAAGGCATCATGGGTACCCAGCGCGGTATGCAAAAGCAGGTCGCTAATCGGCTCGGTGTTACCGGCGAAGAAATGCAGCGCATTGCCTCTGAGATCCCTGAGATCGACGCCCGCGCTATCGGTAACGAGATGAGTGGGGAGCTGACCGGACCTCTTACCGGCCAGGGCGCTATTAGGCCCTCTGCTCGCGACGTCGGTACCGTTAACGACATGCGGGCCTTTGCAGACGATATCGCATCTCGGGGCCAGGAAACCGGCGCTCAGGCCCTCGCTCGGCGTAAGGCTGCCGGCGCCTCTGCGTATTCCGCAAAGACTGCCGACCCCAAACTCTCCCCACTTGCTCAGGCCTCTAAGCTTGAGCAGCAGAAGTACTCCCAGGCCTTAAAAGCCGCCGACCCCCGCATGGTGCCGGTCGACGCTACCTACGCTGCGCTTAAGAAGGCCGAAAAGTCTCTCGGCGAGGAGCCTGCGCTTCCGAAGTCCCTTATGGGGCTTCTCTCGGCGGGGCCTAAAAACATTCCAGGCGGTGCGCTTGCTACTAGCGCCGTTTCCCAGGGCGCCGTTAAGGGCGGAAAGCTTGCTGAATGGCTTGCCCCACTTTTACGCCAAGCCGCCGTCAACCGAACCGAGAAATAGTATGGACAATATCAAGGACGATATTAAAGCGATCCGAAGCGATGTCGCAGACATTAAGACCACTCTAGCAGTCAATACCGAGAGTCTTGTGCACCATGTTCGCCGTACCGACGCAGCAGAACGTCGAATTGAGAAACTAGAAGACTGGGCGCTAAAGCTACTCGGAGCCCTTGTCGGCAGCGGAATCCTTGCTGTTCTTGCTTGGGCCGCTAAGCTGCTTTTCGTCTGATTGTCGAACCATTTCGGCGTCAAGAAGCCTACCAAATAACATTAGCATTCTATCTGGTTTAAGCAATAGATGCTCGGTTCGGACCTCTTCTGCGCAATCAGCAAGAAGCTTGTTGATATAGTCCCTCATCGCGCAGCTCTCGCACCCGCATAAACCCCTACAATAACCCCTACAGCAGCCCACAAAGCAGCGCTATTATACCACGCCGAGTTCCTTGACCGGAGTTCGGCGTTTTCTTTTGCGAGGCGGTCAATTTCGTTACTACGAAGCTGTACCCCGAGATTGCACAGGTTCGCCTCGTTGATCTTCGCGTTAAGGGCCTTGTCGCAAGCGGCTAAAACCTCATCGGTCGTCGCCGCGAAGCTTGTGGTACTCGTCAACGAGAGAATCAGCGTTAGCGCGAGCCGCTTCACGAGCTTGTTCATTGAGTTTAATCTCCCCTTGTGCTTTTTCGTGGGCTAATTCGGACTCCGCTTCTTCGGTCTTTTTCTTCTGCCTAGAGTACAGCGCTACGAGGAGAAGAATGAGAAGGCCGTAGAGGTATCCTCCAAACTGTTTAATTCGTTTTAACATTGATGTACGCCGCAAAGGTGCAGAGGAGGCCGATCAAGAGGCTAACCGCGGCACTATCGTAGGCGCCCTGAGTTGCCTCATAAACCCCAAACCCGATGTTGGCTACCCCGAAGATACTATTTGTTACAAAAAAGAAGCGTTGCATACTATCCTTTCAAAGCCGTCTTTTTCTTCTTAGACAGAAGGTTTTGTTTACCACGAACTCGCGCCCCGCAGTCCTCGCAGCGGTAGCGCTGAAATTTCCCCTGACCCTTAAAAGCAAACCCGTATTTAGTCAGGTTGTTTCCGGCACAAACCGTACAAGAAACGTCCTTGGTTTTCGTATACTTTGCCAGGTTTACGTTAATTCCCCAAGGTCGAAGCTTAAGGTAAACGTCTTCTAAACAAAGTACGTCATGGATATTATACTTCTTCATGTCAGCCCAGGCAAGCGGATTTCCAAGCAAACACTCTTTCCAGAGCTCTTTCCCGGGGAAGCGCTTATGTTTGAGCTTCTGATGTTTAGTCTTAAGTACTTTACAGAGGTACTCGAGTGAGTTAGAGGTAAATTTAAACCGGCCTTTAGCGAGTCTCTTAGTGTCAATGTGCTCTTTCTCGTCAAGGGGAGGAAGCCCGTGCTCAATAAATTTAGCGTTAAGCTTCGGGAGATCGAACGATTTACCATTTTGGGTAAGGAGTACGTCGGCTTCGTTGATAAGACGCCAAATCCCAGGAAGTAATTTGTGTTCGGCCCGTTTATTCTTTGACTTTTTAAGACCTTGGTAAAACACGGTCTTTTCGCCGACCCATTTCGCGGCCCAAGAGGCCAGCGTCCAGTCTTGCTCGATATCACCTACCGAAAAGTTGGCGTCGTAAAGCTGCCAGCCTGAAAGTTCCATGTAGAACGTCTCGATGTCTAAGGCAAGTATTCGAGGCTTTCTCATTTTTTACTCCGCTTGTATCCGCGTTCTCTGAGAAGGGCGCGGAGTTGCTCTAATCGGCGTGACACCGTTCTGCGACTGACGTAATGCTGTTCGTCGGCGATACGTTTGGCGCTCATTCCATAGTAGTATTTAGCCTCTAGAAGAGAGAGGTCCCACTCGTCCACAAACCCCATTCCCCGCATTGACTCGATAAATACTTTACGGGAGAAGGTGGGCTGCATTACAGTAAAGATGTTGACCGTCGCGTTAGCTGCGCGTTCCGGTGACATAAGCGCCGGGGAGTCCCCGTCCCACATCTGGGGAAGATGTCGCTCCAGGTGTTGGCAGGGTTTCCTACTCACGTTGCACCCGAACCGGCAAGCCCATTCTGTGAGCTTCGGCAGCGAGCCTTTCTTTTCCTTCTTGGAATAGGTCATTAAAATCAACTTTCACGAAATGTGCCTTGACGGCTTCTGCGCCAAGGGCTTTTAGCGCGGCGCTGCACTCTATTGCGGCCTGTAGTCCCGCGCTGTCGTCATCTACTACAAGATCAATCCTAGCGTACTTTGCGTACTCTTGCAAGTCCTGTGCTCGCGATTTAGAAAAGAAATCCCCTGCTGCTCCCGGACTGATCACATCCCCTTCGGGTTCCAAGGCAGCAAGGGAGAGGGCGTTAAATTCACCCTCAACTAGTGTAATCTGGTCGTATTTTCCGGTAGTGTGCGCTACGAAACGCGGTTTCTTATGGCCCGCCGGACCGCGATACTTAGACTTAACATCAAGTCCGCTAGCAATACGCAGCTTATAGTAATCCCGACTAGGATAGACGAGAAAATAGCCTTTATCGTTGTAAGGCAGCATAAAACCACGAATAAGCTTACGTGGAAGGCTCTCGATATAAGCGATTGAAGCTGCAATATCCTCGACATAGGTATACTCGATTCGTTCTCCGGGTTCTAGTCCGATTTCCGTTACGGGACCCCTTGCCCCGCAGCCAAAACAATAGAACCCGTCTCCGTAGACTACGCAAGACGGGGTTGATTCTTTGTGTCTGGGGCAGAGGTACCGATTACGCATAATATTCAGAAAGCCCGGTTGATATTTCGTAACCAACCATACGCGTGTAAGACGGATACAAAAGGTCCCATTTCAGCCCAAAGACGTCCATTAACACTACCGGAGCCCATATCGACGGGCCGGGCTTTAAATAAAACTGCGTCATTTCCGGTACCTTACGTAAATCCATGGGTGCCGATCTTGTTTTAGGGCGAGGATTTGAGAGTTCCCAATCCATTCCCGACATTTTTTCCCCACGCTACGAAAAACTTTCTGGTAATCATTCTGAAACTCAGAAATCGGGATATGTGTTGTGCTCTCAAGCACGGTGTTCGGGTTTAGGGCTAGTACGATGCAATCCCCGCCCTCGAGAAGTACCGCGTGTTGTGAAGTCTCCTTAGGAAGGAGTTTGTAAATTGCCTCAAATCCGGTCTTTCGAAGCTTGCTCTCTAGCGCGATTTCTCGCCCAAATCCGGGGGGCCTACCCACTACGTCATCGCTTTCTTGCTGACCGGCCCGAACCTGTTTCCAACCTTCCCTAGAAACGTCTTCCCAGCCGTAACGGCGAAGCTCGTCCCTGAGCATCCGTTCCCCCCGTGCCCCCTTTGCGCGTGAAGCCCTACCCATAAAAAAACTCCGCTTCCGCAAGCGCCTGGGAATTCTGATTTCTTTTCTTAGTGTAACAGGTATGGCAAAAATAATAGTTAACGGTGTTGGTTGAGCACCCTCGGCAGGGCCGGATCTTTGCTCCTGGCGCGGGGAATACCGAAACACTACCCCAAACCAAAAGGCGTGGGGCTTTTTTACCCTGCTCGACTTTCTTTCTTTTTTGGTACTGATGTTTAGAATAACATTCCGGGCATTTTCGTCTAGACCACCGCCGACCGGTCTCGTCTTTAAACGCAGTTTGACCCCCGATTTTACCGTCCGGGACCCGCCGCCGCTCGATTCCACAGTGTTTACAAACAAGAGTTGGTTCCATAGGAAGACCTGCTGCATACGGCCTCATAGCGCGTCTCCCCCGCCCTGCATCTCGTAAGCTCCGCCCTTAAAATCCATCACAACCTCTTTCCCAGTATGGCCGAAAAATCGATCCTTGTGAACTCTAAACTTAGCGGTACAGGTATCAAAGTCGGGCTCAATTTCAATTGCTAGGAACGCGTGGTTGTAGATTGTTTTATCGTTCTGAACGCGTCCGGCGAAGTCCGCGCCAGATGCCCCGTCAGAGAGCTGAGCAAAGCAAACGACCGGAACGCCGTACTGCTTACCATACTCTTTAAAATAGAGACCAAGCTTCTTAGAAACCTGGAACGCTTCCATTTCGGGGTGGATTCGAGATTGCGTAATGCACTGTAAATAATCGACAACAACCAGACCCACTTTGTCAGAAGCCGCAGTCTCAAGGACCGACTGTACGTCCTCGATATAGGACATGTTGAATTTTCCATCTTCTACGACCTCGACCCTCGGGATAATGTGCTTTATAATGCACTCTTCGATTTCGCGCTCTTCTTTAGGGGAAAGCTCACCACGGGCTAGGTGGATATAGTTCATTCCGAGTAGAATACACGCAGTACGTTCGTAAATTGCGTCAGTCGCTTCTTCGTTGGATACCACGATAGCGCTTCGGTTGGGCACGGCTCTGAGAAATCCCGCCAACACGTTGGAAGCGGTTGTAGACTTAGCGCGCCCGGATTTGGCGCCAACCAAAGCCAGGCCCTGGGAAAGCCACAGTCCTGGCAAAAAGGTCTTCGATATGAACGGGACCCGGTTAGCACGGATTGCGCGCCGAATGGCCCTAGAATCGCGATACTGGGAAATTCTTCCATTTTGGTCCTTCTGCTCGTAAATCCGGCCCGTTCTAATCTGCGTAGGTGAGATCTTCTCGAAGGAAGCGTATGCTTGCTCCGGAGTTGTCCCTCCTTCCCGAACTTGCTTGATAAGTGCCTCTTTGATGTCTTTTACTTCTGCCATAAAGTTCTAAGACCTTTCTTGAGTACTGTGTGGAGCCTCCGGTTGAGCTACCCCGATTGTAAGCGACAACGGCCCTATCCCAGGAACCGTAACGCTTAAACTGAAAGGCAAGGTACGCCCCAGCAGCGTATGCGTTAGGACCCGGCCCAGCGAGTTCCTTAGCGCTAATGCCTGGGTAAAAGTGAGAGGCTGTCCTGAGCTGTACTTGGCACAATCCGATACTACTTCTTCCACCTTTTCCATCAACTTCCACGTGTGCGTAAGGGTTTAAGTTCGATTCTACGGTACAAAGCGCCTGGAGGAGACCCGGAGGTACCCCGTGCTCAATCTCCGAATTAGCGATAATGGCTAACAGCGCTAGGGAGTTCATTCGTAGTAGGAATAAAAAGCCATTATCAAGGGGCTTTCGTTATAGTAGTCCGGAAGATCGCGGCGGACGCTGGGTTGCCACGCGGGACGTAGCTTTGGAGGAACACAATGCCCGCGCTTTCTGAAGTAAAACTGAGTCATTTGCGCCGAAAACTTCCCGCAGCCTTGGGCTGCACGCTAGCGGGGCCTGATTCGAAACTATAGCCTCCGTGGGCCGAGACCTGGCGCTCGTACTGCTCTGATCCGCAAGAGGGGCACTGAGTCGGCTCGTCAGCAGAGGAGCGGATTAGCTCGTCGTTTTGGAAACCGCATTTAAGGCATTTGTACTCATGAATTGGCATAAAAATTGTGTATAAAGCTGGTTTGTAACAAAGAACCGCCCACTTCATCAAATAAATGCATTCTTAGCGGCCACGGCGCATTCCCGTATAGCCGGTCGGAACGCAGTAAGTATAGGTCGTCAAACTGCGTCAATCTTCCCACCTCTCCATCGGACCACTACTTTCTGCCTTTAAATCTACCGTAAGCCCGATCTCTTTTCCAACACTAATCATCGTTTCGATGAGGATTTTTTCTGCTTCTTCCGCGTGCTCGGTTTTCGCTTGGATGACGATTTCGTCGTGGACTGTAAATAAAGCCCTGCCGATGCCTCTAGCCTCAAGAGCACTTCCGGCAAGGTAGAAAGCTCTCGAAGTACAGTCCGAGCCTGTGCCCTGAACGAGGGCGTTCCAGGCTTGGCGGTAAGCAGAATCCCAGGCAGCGCGCTTCCTCTGTTCAAAACGTCTGCGACGGCCAAAAGGGCTGATAATAGGCTCTCCTCTGTCGACTTTCGCTGCGCACTCGTCCATGACACGTTTTTGCCCCGAGTACGTTTCCCAGTATTTGTCATACGCTTTCTTTCCTTCCGCCTCGCTTACACCGAGGACTTTCGCAACCTTATAGTGGGAGCAGCCGTACTGCATCCCGAAGTTCACGGTCTTAGCAAGACTTCGCGCAATTCCAAGCGATTCAGCTGTAATGTCATGTTGGGAAGCTCCCTCATTAACGATTCGAAGGAGGCTCGCATCTCGGGTAAAGTGAGCGGATAGGCACACTTCGAGCTGTGAAAAGTCGGCTGACACGAAGACAAACCCGGGATCGGGCATAAATATACCGCGTATTCCACCATCACTAGGCATGTTGCCCATGTTTGGATTGCTGTGACTAATTCGTCCAGTCGCGGTTCCGGTAACGTTGAAAGAAGGGTAAATTCTTCCTTCAACCATTCTCTCCAGAGTGCCCTCAATGTATGTTCCATAAATTTTCTGCGCCTCGCGGTACTCTTGGATCAGGGGAATGACCGGGTGCCGGTCCTTGAGCTTTTCCAGGGCATCCCAGTCCACCGTTACGTTCTTGGTTTTTTCATTTCGTTGCTCAGGGAGTCGAAGCTCCGCATAAAGTAACGTCTGTAGTTGTTTCGATGAGTCAAAAGAGAAGGATGGTCGAGGGACTCTAGCGCGACCAGTGCTTGACTTGCGCTTTTCAATTTCTCGGACCCACTCGTCGCACTCGATGATGGCGATCTCGTCCGCAACGCTCTGGCGCATCCGAGGAAGAAGGCTCTCAATGCGCGTCTTAAGCTCCACGCCTTTCGCGAGGAGGTAGTCTCGATCGACGGCAATTCCTGCGATTTCGGTTTCGAGAAGACTTCTTTGTAATGCATGTACGTGTTGTAGAAGACTTCCGGGGATGCCGTCCTCACGTAAGGATTCCACAAGGGTGTGATAAAGTCGGAGGGTATAAGATACGTCTTTTGCGTTGTACTGCGCGAGTTCGTCTTTCGGCGCGTCTTCCGCTTTCTTGTACTTGGTCCAGAACTCTTCTTTGTAGTTGTCATTGAAATACCTCAGTACTAGCGATCCGAGCCCGTGTTCTCCGTTTTCGTCGAGCAGGTGAGACAGGATGAGCGTGTCCGTGTACGAAAAGTCTCGATGCAAAACTGCGCCACTCCAAGCCAGATGGCGCAAATCGAAAGAAGCATTATGGAAAACAAAAGTAAGTCCGCTAGGAGCGCTAAGTAGTTCATGCAGCATCTCCGGCCCGAAAAAGGCCACGTCGTTCGCAGTCGGTCCAGTGACCGCCGCGCTAATAATTTTATCCGTGCGGGAAAGGCCCGTAGTTTCTATGTCTAGGGCTACTGTGTCTTGGCCTTCCTTGGCCGTATCCTCAAGCCACTCCCTAAGCTCTCCGGGTTTTACCAGGTGTGTAATCCTGAGCATTTAAAACCTCAGGCCGACTTCTCCCAAAAGATAATCCCTACCCTTATTCGGGCGAGCTAATCCCGCACTAGAAATGTGACTATACCCGATCGCGACGAAGCTGGTGCGGTCCCGAATCCCGATCCCTAAATCCGAGCAAAACTGTCCGTAGCCGCCGAGCAGCACGTCTTTTGAGCTGATCAGGCAAGGCCCGACAAAGGCTTTTGCAAAAACCCCTATTTCGGGTCCCGGTGCGGCGCCGATTTGAAGCTTCGCAAAAGCAGCTCCTTTACGCCCCTCTCCGCTGTTATCGACGTAACCTCCCACTTCTTGAGCAAGGTAAACCCCGTAAAGGGAGTAGGCTTCCCGGCGAAGACCGAACATTTTAGTTTCCCCGGTTGGGCGTCCATCGCGAAGCCCCGGTCCGAATCGCACACTGTAATCGGCGGACAGCGCGTTATGCGCACCTAGGATGCAAAGTGTGGTAAGCAGAATCGTGTATAGAAAAACTAAGAGTCGCATAGTATCCCCTTTATGGAAGGGCCCCGTAACGTCGTCCCTTACGCTACGAGGCCCTGGCGTTAAGGTAGAATCGTTACCTTAACGAATCGTTAAGCAGCTAATTCTGCTTAACGTTGAGCTACCGGCAAGGGCGCTCTTAATGAATTGGCGAGTCGGGAATTTCGCCCAAACTGCTCCTAGCGTTGGAGCCCCTGACTTGTTAGCTTACCGACATACGCTGTATCGGGCTGGCCAAGCCTGTAGCGGGTCTTCTTTCCCCGCCTTCGCCAAACTTACGGGCTGTTTGCAAGTACCACTTACTCTGTCCACCCTCTCGGCTGGCGAGATACGACAGACACCCAGTAAACTAAAGCGCCCCGTCTCCGGCATTCTGCGCAGCCTTTTGCGCCTCTCCGAAAGCCTTACGTTCCGCTTCAATCTCAGCAGTAGTGGCTTCTAGGAAGAAATCGGGCATCTTCTTACCGTTCTTATTCAAGCCACCTTTGGTAGCCTTAACTATAAGGCGACCCCCGACTGCTTTCTGAATCGTAGCGCAAATCTGATCCGCTTGCTCTTGGTCAAGCGGCATAGACTGTGCGTTAATGTACTCCGAGCGGGTGTTTTGGTAAAGTCCTGCGACGGTGTTAGGATAGGTACGTTGTTTATTGGTCATATTATTTCCCCTTAGGCATATAAATTAAAATTCCGGTTAAGATAAACGCAACATACACCATGAGCACCTCAACCATTTGCCATTTTCTCCAGTCTAGCGAGCAGCTCTTTAGCCTGCCCGTCGTTTAGTGCTTCTTTAGACCCCGCGCCGTATTCAGCAATGATCTCTTTTAGAAGCTTTGCTTTCGCGATACGCGGCTCAGAGTTCTCCGGGCCTGCTTTACTAAGGACTACTTTACTCATTGCGGTGATCTTCTTATTGATAGTATCACGAGAAGGCTCCGGGTACTGTGAGGCTTGTCGCTTGTTTACCGCATCTGCTTGGTGCTCCGTTAACATTTCGAGAGTCTTACCGGCGTTAGGAAAGGCGGCGTCGAAGCGGCCCTTGGCCTCCTGAAGCTGCTTAGGCATCTCATTCTCGACAAATTCTTGAGATTTATCGTAAAGCGCGAGTCCAAGCGACCTTCCGAATTTCATCGCTGCGCGCTTCAGGGCGTCCGATTCCGCTTCCTTGGACGCCATTTCGTGCGGGTTGAGCTTTGATTTGTCAGAGCCCCAACCAGTACCCTCTTTCACGATTTTCATGTAACCGCCGTCTCCGGTGGAAACGCAGGCCGTGATTCTAACTCGGGCGCAGTAGGCAGGAAGGGCGCCCGGTTCCGAAACAAGGCGCATTTCGACCGTCTCGCTATCCCAGCCGGTGTTACCAAACACCGCGTTAAGGCGATCGATGACGTACCAGGTTTCGAGATACGAAAGGGCTTTAGAGCCGCCTCCGCTACGTGTCGCTACCGCGTCCCGAGGGATCTTCTCGTTGAGCAGTTTCGTCACTTCCTCGATTGTTTTGTTCATACTTAGTCTCCCGTCTAATCTCGGCGTACATCTTACGTTTCATTGCCCGGTTTGGGCGGTCTCGGTAAATTGGAACACCCTGTTCGTCGTAAGCCGGCCTGCCGTTATCGTGGTAGGCGAATTCCCGGACCATAGCGGGGGCTTGGCGTCGAAAGCGTTTCCAGTAGGGTTTGTTAAGAGATTGGTTTCTACTCGCCACAGTACTCTTTCATGCTTTTGGTAAGCGGGTCGCTTGGGATAAACTTCCACTCTCTAGCCTGCAAAGATGGACTAAATGCTAACCCATTTAGATTAGCGTAGAAATTATACACTGTTCCAGTAATCCCGCCCGTCTGAAAACCGTGGAGGTAATGAGAAGCAAACTGCATCATTTCCAACATTCCCCAACATAAGGGCAAAAATGCTTCCCCATCACGCAAGCGTTACCGTTCTTTTCGTAATGTCCTTGCTCACGTTTCCAGTATTGCACAGCCTCTTCGATCATTGCAAGCGCTTTTTTTCTATCGTAAGGGATAATGTGCGGAGTTTGGATAGATCCCGTTCCCTTGTTAAAAACGACGTAGCAGAGAGCATCTACCTTATACCCGTTCTGCTCTAAAAGCCAGGCGTAGAGGTTAAGCTGAAGCGAGATATCGGTTTTCAGGGGATCGTAGTTGTAAGCTGACGTCTTGAAGTCGAGGAGTACGTTTTTACCGAGGTACTCTACCAGAGTGTCTGGGGTGCCTTCGATATGAGGTTGGATTACCTGTTCACCATAATAGTCGCTATAGCGCTTTAACTCCGACTTCATACGTTGTTCGCCCACGATAAGCTTCATCTTCGCACCGTAGCGTTTAGCGAAATTACCGACGAACTTAATGCCTATCTGGCGCATTTCCTCCGCTTTGTACCGCTCTTCCGAAAAGTCAAGCTTAGTAGTTACGCTGTCCCAGAACGCTTCGAAAACGTCTTGCGCCTCTTCGGTACTGCTACCGGTGAGGGAGGCGTTAATAGCGGCGTGAATTGCGGAGCCGAACTCTAGCGCGACGGCGGGGGGCTGGGGTAGCCGGTCGATAACGGCGAGTTTGAAATATTGGCCGCATTTTCGTAGGGCACTGTAGTTTGAGTATGTGAATGGGGTATTCATGCTTTGCGACAAGAAAGAACGATGGTGTGCTGATAAAATGGAACGCCTTCGCCAACCCATTTATGTAGCATGTTTTCGGCAACTTCTACACCTTGGGCTCGGAGTCCGGCCTGAATTGCCCGACACGCGTTGCTAAATATGGGGCAATAATGGGCGCATGTCCCCGTGTGCTTCTCGATCACAAATCCGCAGTCATTAAGAAACCGCTTGTGGGTGTCGTAATTATAATGCCGAATGTGCTCGAAACTCCAGTGCGCCTCCGGGGTTTGCATGATCTTCCGGTGATGCTCCAAGTGGTTCGTAATCCAGTCGAAATTCGGTGTAGAGATTACGTAAAGGCCCTCGCGCTTCAGGAGGCGCTTAGCTTCCCGGTGTACTACTCGGAGATCCCAGAGATGCTCTAGTACCTCGGAAGAGATCACGGCGTCGAAATAGCCCGCTGGCCACGGGTAAGGCGGCTTCATAAGATCGCCGTCAACAAGGCGCGTTGGGTAGCAATTCGTAAGGCGCTTCGTGGCGCGTTCCGTATTGATGTCGATGCCGTACCACTCGAACTCTGGCATAAGCTCCGCAAAGATCGCGTCTCCGCAGCCGATATCGAGAACTTTCGCGCCGGGTTTCAGCTCTGCCCTGAGCCATTCACAGAATACCAGCATACGGGAACTGTGCTTTTGAGATTCTCCGAGATAAGCGTTAGCGCCTTTATCCGCGTAATAGTTTTGGTAATAAGACTTGTCGGAGTCGCGGTAATCATTACTCATCGTAAAAGCCCCTAAGCCATTGATTTTGATTCCCTGGGGGGAGGCCGTAGGAGAACCCTAGCTCACCCATAGCACTCCAGTTACTAGAGGGGTTAATCCCGGCTTCACACCATAAAATGCCAGAGCCCATCCCAGATCCGTCTGTATGATTAAATTGTGTGAGCTGGATCATTACAGACACAATACCTTTTAAGCCCAGCGTTGTAAAGCTTAATTTCTTGTTTTACTTTCGGCATAAAATATGCTATTACAAGTGTATGTATTCTTGGATGCTGGCCTAGGAATACATCTGGTTCCATAAATATGGGGTCAAGACGTAGGTAACGCTCTCGCGTTACTAAAGAATAGTTGACATATAATAATAGATTTGATAGGCTGTGTATAGGAGTAATGAATGAAATATTTATTGGTATTGTGTTTCGCGCTTGTTGGTTGTAAGAGCGGTTTTAAACCAGAAGAGTCGGTTGTGAAGGTTTTAAATGCAGAGGGTACTGGTGGGGGTACCGGTTGGGTTGCTAATACACCTAGCGGTAAGGTAATTGTGTCTAACGCACATGTCTGCGCTGTTGGTTCTGCGGGTTATGTACGAATTGATGGGCCGACCGGGATTTCCTTTGTTAAGAAAATATTAAAACAATCTACTCAGCGGGATCTGTGCTTGATTGAAGGTATTGACGCTCCGGCGCTTAGCCTAGCAAAAAAAGTTCCCGCCCGCTTTGATAAATTATCCACTGTGGGGCATCCGCTTTTAAATCCCGTTACTCCGGCGGAGGGTTTGTTTATCGGCACCGCCATTACCCCGTTTTACGAAGAGCCTACTGGAGAAAAAGGAAATGAGTGTTCAGAGGGCGCGGCGCTTATTCAGGTCGAGACCTTTTTCGGTATCGCGTCTGTTTGTAAGCGATCCGAAGAGCTTGGGCTTACGACCCTTGCGATTTACCCGGGTAACTCCGGATCGCCCGTCTTAAATGAAGACGGTAGAGTCATTGGTGTAATTAACTCCGCTAAGCAAGATAACCGGGGAATGTTTATCCCTCTTGACTACGTTCGGGAAATACTTGCCCAATAAAACACGGTATCGTTGTACCTACTGTGGTGTAGACGATATCTGCGATACGTTATCGTCTTGGGAACTTGCTACGAAGCGCTGTAAAAAGTGCAATCACGATAAGTTTAAGTTGAAGGAAATGCCGGAGTCAGGTAACCTTTACTACGACGAGGAAAAGGCGGAAGAGCTGCCTTGGGGTGATTATGGAACAGATTAAGCCTATAAAGCCGTGGGGTCAGTGGGGTCAGTGGACACCAAATGAGCCCTTTGATTTTTATTTTGGGTGGCCTAATGGGCTTATCATAGACATGTTTGATTCCATAGAGGGGGCCGTGACGTGGAATTTTAACGGCAAGATTTTAGAGGGATTTTATGGAGATTAATATTGAAAAGTTCGAATTTGTACCGCTTTACGACCGCGTTCTCGTAGAACGTGTCGAAGCTCAGGTCGAGACCCCGGGCGGTTTGTACATTCCCGATAGCGCTAAGGAGAAGCCCTCTATCGGGTATGTAGTCTCTGCTGGTCATGGTAGGCTCCGGGAAGACGGCGGAGTTACCCCTCTTTGTGTAAAACCCGGGGATAAGGTACTCTTCGGGAAGTACGCCGGTACTGACGTTAAGGTAAACAATACGGAATTCCTCATGATGCGTGAAGAGGATATTCTGGGGATTATCCGGTGAAGCAGTTCAGTTTGGAGCCACGGTGCGGGCTAGACCGGCCTCTTTGGGATTACCGCTATCCGGGAAGTCTTCTCGTCTACGGTAATTCCCACGTCTGGGCCGAGCGTTTGGGGTTTAGGTGCGTAGGCCGCGGCGCCCTTCGTGTCGAGTTAATGGGATTTTACAATGAGTGAAAAGAAAACTCCGCTTGCACAGCTCGATCCGACCGTAGTCTCTGAGGTGTTTACGCGCCAGGTTGCTATCCTCGCTATGGGTGGGAAGTCTTCTCGTAAGATTGCCGAAGAGCTTGGTCAGACCCCCGCTACGATCGAGGCGATTCAGAAGCGCGACGACTACAAGGCACTCCTTAAGGGTATCGGGGAGCGCGACCTCAACTTCGAGGTCATGAAGATGAAAATGGCGCTTTCTGGAATGGCTACGAAGGCCGTTAAAGTCTACGAGAAAGTCATGGATGACTACCTGGCCGGGAAATCCGGCGCTCGGGACGCTGTAACTGTCGCGCAGTCTGTAACTCGTGCGATGGGTGCCGACAAGGACGAGGGACGGCAGCAGGACGCTACAATCACGGTGGTGTTGCCCGGTGGGAAAGACGTGGTAACCTTTGAGGCTGAGAAATGACGCAACTATTAGCGCCAAATCAATTGAATTACGTTTTTGAGCCCCTTGGCCTGCTCTGGTACGGGCTAGCCTTTCCTAGGGTCAGTTTCGGTAAAGGCAATGATACTAGGATTATCTGTGTTTCTTTAGCGAGTTACTATGCTGACTGAGCACGACATCCTGACTAGCGGCGGGAGATACCTAGACCGGGAATCTAGCCCAGAGTGTACTTTTGCGGTTCGGCTGTACGCCAGGCAGCTCGCAGCTCAGGTTAGCGCTTTGCTCCGTGAGGTTGGTTGGAACGATCCCCAGATTAACTCCGGATTTCGTACCTTAGCCGCCAACGCTGCGGCGGGGGGTTCTCCTCGCTCTGCTCACCTTGAGGGCCGGGCCGCTGACATTTTCGATCCTGAAGGAAAGCTGAATGCGTTGATTACCGACGCTCTGCTCGAAAAGCACGACCTTTACCGGGAAGATCCGGCGAGAACTAAGGGCTGGGTTCATCTTCAAAATCGGCCCACTAAAAACAGGACGTTTACGATATGAATCAGTTTTTAGATCTTGTTGAGGCTTATTATCGGTCAGACGGCTACGAAGCTGGCCAATCTGGGCTAATGTTGGAACTTGGGTTTGATTCTGCGGATTTTTGGCGCTGCTTCGCAACTGGCGGGGGGTTTGTTGGGGAGTTTTATTATGTCTAAAAAGCCGCTAGAGATTTCCGCATCCCTCGACATTACCGAACAAGGTGATCAGGTTCTTATCGAGATCCAGTCTGTCGAAGGTAAAGAACTTTCACCTCAAATTATCTTAGATGCTGTAGCTGATATGCTTACCGCGCGATTTGGAATGCTGCCCGAGGAGTGGGATTACCCAAAAGAGGGGCTCGACTCGTGACACAGTTTGGCGGTTCTGCTCATTGGTCTTGTTTAAAAGAGGGGCCTAGTCCCCTACTTCTTGATTTTTTTATGGGTGCACCGGCCCACCTCTGCGGTGCAACTTGGCTACGCTGCGACTATTATACGTAATGAGCTATCCCGACAAACTCAAAATCGGCGACCATAATTACCGGATTCGGTTTGTTAAGAGCATTCGGGGGTGTAGAAAGTCTGGAAAAGGGGCTATTGTGGGTCTATGCGACGAGGCTCGGCGCGAGATCCTCATCAAGTCCGGCATGTCCTCTGACGAGACGTTAAAAACCCTACTCCACGAACTCCTTCACGCCATGGAATTTGAATACTCTATTAAAATCCCCCACGAAGCTATTTACCAATACGAAGAGGCGCTGTTCGATTTCTTCTGCGCCAATTCTGATAAGCTTTTCCCAAAATAAAAAACCCCCGGAGATTTCTCCCCAGGGGCTCCAGAACTAGCTCAAATACAAAGAAAAACTAGTTCTGAATCTGACAATTCGGAAGGATTACGAAGTTACAGCTTGCGTTGATCCCGTTTGAGCCGTAGGTGCCCGGCGGGAGTTCAGTAGAAAACCCGCCGTTTTGAGAATACGTTCCGTAGAGCTTACCTCCAATACAAAAGGCAATTTCCACAAACTTACTCGGATAGACCGTAGTCCCCGGGCAGAGTTTCACCACCGTAACTGGCGTGGCGTCTTGGCCGTCAGTACCGGGCACTCCAATAGCGCCTTGCGGCCCCTGTTCCCCGGTATCACCTTTCGGACCCGCCGGTCCCGCAGGCCCACGACCGCACCCGACAAACGTTAACGCAATCAAGATAGCAGACACAGTGTACTTATTCATTGTCTTTGTTCCTTTCATTCCAATATTCATGATACTCAATTTTACAGGCTTGGCAAGCGTCTTCTAGACGCTCAATCTCATCGCAGCCACCCCTACAAAACGTATTATCCGCCCATTCGGTTCTTGAAGTAAAGCATGTTTCGTCTGATGTCTTGGAGATAGGAAATAGCTCTAGTTGCTGCCTCGATTCTTGCATCGATGTCCTCCTTAGTGTTTACTTGACTGGTTTGGGAAAGTGCTTTGATTACGAAATGAAGTTGTTCACATCCAAAGCGCATCTTAGCGAGGTACTTCTGGTAGATTTCATTCGACATAGTAGAACCTGGGGAACAGCAGATCGTCGTCATTTTTAAAACCCGGCGGTTCGAAGCTACAATAGATTAATTCACCATAGTTCCAGCTTCCGATAGGAAAAGCCACCACGTTGCGGTTCTTGAAGAGTTCAAAAAACTGCTTCATAGCGATAACAACTCTTTCCACTCGCGCAAGATACGGCTCAGGCGCAAATGCGCCGCCCCCCTAACTCTAGGCCGATCGATCGTCTTCCACTGGATAATCCGCTCGATTACCGCTTTGTTATCCATTACGTCGATAAGCTCTCCGGGGTGATCCGCGAGTTCTGGAGTAGCACCTAATCGGCTTGATAAAAACGGTGTACCCATCGCATTGCATTCAGCGTGAACCAACCCCATAGTCTCTGGGAATACGTTGTTGAGATGCAGAACACAAAGGGCCGACCTGACTTCCGAAATAACGTTACTGTGAGTTCTTGGGCCGAGGTTTTTAACAAGGGCCTGGTGGCCGACATTAACATCTCCGTTAGGAAAATATCCGGGATTTGCAACATAAAGCTTCATGTCCTTTAATTCTTTGAAGTTCTGAAATTGTTCAAAAACCTTAAGAGTGTGCTCTAGCCCCTTGTGCGGTGACGAAAAAAATACGAGCTTGTTCTTGTCAACCGGAGTTCCGTCAGGTCGCAGGTCTTCATCAATCGGGTTATAAATCCTACGAGATGGGATTTGCCCCTCGAACTTAATAGCCCGGAGAACGTCGTACATCTGCGTTTTGTGGAAGTCCGAGACGACTACGGGAATGGTCTGGGTTTCTACTACGGCACGAAACCCTTCATTCCAGCCGTCAGCGCTAAATAGGTCATGGCACCATAAAAAGAGCTTAGCGTTGGGATATTGTTTTCTAGCTGTCCGAAGTACGAGAGGGGCCCGTAATACAATGACGTGTGTTGCACGGTAGTCATTATTAGCCCCAAACTGGGTGTAAACTGCTCCATAACGGCCCTCTTCCTTACGATTATGCTGCGTAACTCTTACTTCGATACCTTGGGCTGCTAGCCCCTCCGCCACTCGGATTACGGTACCTTCCGTACCTCCGAGAGCTTCGTTAGCGAATACCTGTGGGTCGTAGGGCTTCGGACAAACTGCGTCAACGATTAGAATCTTCATAAAACTCCTCAATCCATTTAGATAGTCCGGTCCCGGTCGCGGTCTCTAGAATTTCGGCCTTTTCAGCGCAGGTAACAATTAGGTCATTGTAAAGTTGGCGGCTCGGCATGCATCCCGGTTTGATGTAGTCGTCTCTAACCAAGATTTCATACTGTGTCATAACCGAATCACCTTTCCGAAATTCGCAGGCGCCGGGCTATTCCCGACCCCGACCCAGAGGAATGGTACTCCGGGATTCGTAGGGGTATCTGCAGTATCAAAATCCCCAAAGTAAACGATCATGTTACACTTAAGCTCTTTACATTTCGTAATAGCGGGTTGGTAAGCCGTTCCGCCCCCTGCTTTACGGGTCGCATTGAATTTTACCTTAGAAAGGTCTTCAACACCAGCAACTTCGCAATCAGCGTGCACTAAGTAAGTCTTGCTAACCAGCTTTGCAATTGACTTAATCTCTGACATGAAAGCGGCGTGCTGCTCTTCTGAAACAGAGCCCGATTCGTCGACGCAAACTCCTAACGTCATAGTGCGCTTGTATTTCTTACCTGGCACCGGGAGCTTAAAACGCCGGTTGATCTTCTTCGTAGTCGCCTGGGTTTCGCGGGAAATCTGAGACATAATCGCGTTACGAAGGAGCATCTTCCAGGGAAGCTTGGCGTCTCCGAGCTTTTCTACAGCCGATAGAATGTGCTCAGCCACATTTCCTGCCGATTTTTGAATAGCTTTTTGTGCCACACGCTTAATCGCACCCCGGGCCACTTCCGGACTGTCGGCGCCAGGAACCGCCACGCCGTGTTCGTCGAGAGTTGATGTACCGGCTTTCTCCAATTCTTTCTTCTTTTGCATTAAGTGTTCGTAGTAGTAGTCTGACGTTTCGTTAGGGAGGAGCTTCTTCCCCACGATCTTCGACAGGTTATCGAGCGTTACACAACCCGGTGGGATAGTCGAGATGTACTGGTTAATCGCGCAATCCTGGGCGATGTTCGAGATATAGGGGTCTCGTTTCTCGTCCTTAGTCGTTGTGATATGATCTAAAACGAGGTGCAGGATCTCGTGCTTTAAAACGCCGCAGATTTGCTCGTCACTCCACCGATCGATCCACTCCGAATTGAAGATGATCGTAGGAGTTCCGTTCACGACTGCTACGGCTGCGGTAGGCACTTTGTACACGTCAAACAGAATACGAGATTCCATGATGAAGTGTGCGTAGTACGGCTCCGTTTTAAGCAGGAAATAAATCGCGTTTTGAATTCTAGGTTTCATTATAGTAAGTCCTTAGCGCCAGAATTGTCATAGGGCTAAGCTGCGCCATTACTTAAAGAACCTCTTCGCAAAAGCCGGGTCGTTAAACACGGTGTTCATGAATTCGGTATCCACTTTGCTTTTGGCCCCTCCTCTTCCTAACTTCTTGAAGGTCTGGGAAAGAAGCTCTTTGGGAATATCGAGTAAGTACTCTTTAAGATTCATAAGCTCCTCGGTAGAAAACTTATGTCCTTGATCGAGCTTCGTTTCAAGTTCTGAAATCGGCGCGTTGAGCGCGTCGTAGCGCGTATCTTTGTCTCTGTTACAGGATAGGACTTGCTCCCGAACTGCGGAATAGTCTCGCATGATATCCCGAAGTCTGATGCGCCGTTCTTTCGAGTTCTTGAAATTCATAAACCGGGAAGCGGCGACCTGACCGACGATCCCGGAATAGATTTCCATCCGAGTTTCCTCGTCGAGGTTCTCCTTTTCGAGAGGTGCAATCATTTCAAGCCAAGCGCGACGGTCTGGTGTAATGTTGATATCGGGCCGCTTTCCTTTCTTTTCGAGAAGTTCGGGGTGCTCCGCGATGAAGTCTGCAACGGTAAAGGCTTTACGAGATTCAGCGAAAGCGATGAATTCCGAAGCAGTGGGCTCAAAGTGGATGTGACAGAAGCGAGACATCCAAGCGCTGTCCGAAGTATCCGTTACAGTGAATTCGTCGGTTTGGTAGTTACCCGCTGCGACGATTTTCCATCCTGCCGGGAGGCGGTGGGTGTGGATTGTTCGCGAAGTGATAAGAGAGAAGCAGGCTTGAATAACGTCAGGGTGAGCCCGGTTCAACTCATCGAGGAACAAAATTCCTCGGGGCTGTGATTTAGGAAACCACTCTGGCCTCGCGTGGCTTACAGTACCGTCCTTGTTATGTTTAAGGAGCCCCACCAGGTCGCCAACTTCCTGTGTGGCGAGGTGTAGATGCACAAAACCGAAGCTAGTCCACGATTCCTCGTCTTCTTTGTAGCCCATTTCTGCGGCGATTTGCTTTAGCGTTTGCGTCTTACCGATTCCCTGCATTCCCCAGATAAAAGGCACGACGTTGTGCTTAGTCATTACTGGGACTGCTTGCTTCAATTGATTAACGTTCATTGTTAGGGCTCCAATTTAAATGGCAGAGTAGGGCTCGGCTTGGGTGCGCAGTATACAGCACTAGTGGGCAACCGACCCATATGTTTAATGCTAAGTTTCGTTCTAGCGCGGTATGTTGAATCATGCGCCGGTTTTCTCCGCCATCTTCATTTCCATGAGAGAGGAGTAGACCTTGCCTTCTTCGGCGTAAATGCAGGTACCATCGTAGTACTCGATAGCCGGGAGATCATCCACGCTATGAAGCTTGTTATCTTTTACTCGGACTTTCTTAGGCTTCTCCGTAATGATTACGTGCTCTTTGAAAGTCCAGAACACTCCGCAATCAAGGACGATATCCTTACAGATATCGACGAGAGGGTGCGGTGGGACTGGAAGCTCAGATTGTACGAAATCGTAGAACGCTACCCAGTACGCTTCGAAAGAGCCGTAAGACGCTTTACTTGCCTGTTCGGCAAGTTCAGCACGGGTTACCGGGAAGGCTTGGGCCGCTTGGAGAGCATTACCTTGGTAGTCGAGCATCTCCTTTTTAGCAAACTGCGCCGCAAGTTCGCAGCCAGCGAGCGGGTTGTCGAGCCAGTAGAAATGCTTGATATCGCCGTATTCCATTTGCTTATAGAGGCGGCGAATTGCATCCTCGGCCTTAGCGCGGTCGCAACGCTCATTCGAGAGCCCGATTTTCATGTACTTTTCGAGATAAGCCGGGATCTTTGCTTCTTGTTCTTTGGTCAGTTTGTCAATTTGCTTACTCATATTTACTCCTTAATTGTAGTAGTCGTTTATGAAACCTGAAATCATGGACGTTAGTTCGGACCAGTGCTCTCTAAGCTCTGGGGGCCAGTCAAAGCGCTGCTTGAACGTTTCTCTACTCTGTTTCATCAACATTAACTGAGTCATCGGCTTCTTTCTTTGGTTCCGTCTTTTGAAATCCGAACTCATCTCTCAACGCCCGAAGCTTGTCGCGCTGGGTTCTCGTAGTGCTTCTTGGAATGTTGTATTGAGTTTCTTCTTGGTTCTTAATCAGGTCGTCGAAATTAACGGTCATGCTGCTTTCCTTTCCTCTTGGCCATCCTTGGCTAGTTCAGCAATTAAAGCCCTTTGAAGCAGGATTATGGTCCGAGCTGCATCCGCTTCGTTCATCTCACCATTGAGAGAACGCTGCATGATGTCTCTAATCTCTGCTTCGTGTTGCTTAATTACGTCGTCCATAAAATCCCCTATGCTGTAAACTTAGCAAGCCAAACTACAAATCGAGTCCGCCAACTATTTGGGCCAAGATATACGATTGGAAAGCTGCCCGGTGGATACCCGCAAACTACGACTTCGCTTTTAAACCCAGGTTTTATCATAAAACACCTACGCGTAGTACTCTAAAAGACAAAACACTGTTGACAAAAGCGAAGGGAATCGGTTTCTATGGAGCCGGGTTTTAAGCTCCATAACCTGTGACATAATCCGAGCGGTGTCGCAGTACGGCACCCCTTGGTATCTGGCACCGTCCATTAACGCTTTAGCTTTACGTTCAATCGTTAATTGCTCCATAAATCACCTATTCGTAGTATTCGTAAAGCGGGTTAATTACTCCGTGAAGCCATGCCGAATCCCAGTACTTAGCCGCAATGTGGCTTGTTCCAACCTCTTCGAACATAGGACGAATATTGAGAAGCCAGAAACCCCGACGTCTTAGCACTAAAAACTGGTTCATCGGGTTAGATTAAAATGCGCCTCGATTAGAATACCCGGGGCGTCGTAGTTTACAAGTTCAATCTGCGTTCCGGCTGGAAGATAGGTATTGCTACCCACCCCACCGCTACAGAACTGAAGACTAAACACGGTCTCGTTAATACCGTTGGCTTGGTATTCACATTGCTCCGAGCCGATTACAATACGAGCATGGAGGTATTGTCCTGGATTAGATCCGCCATAGCTCCCGCCAACTGCGGTAATAGCGCTAGGGGGAGTGAAGTACCGGGCATCCGTAAGCTCAACCGACTCACTGGGGAATACTTGATTCCACATGTCATTAAGCTGTACTGCGATAACCGGAGAAGAGGTCGGGCCTCCCGCTAGTTGCTTAGGTGAGGACTGCCCAGCAGAGCCACAACCGTACATCAGGAAGCTATAAAACCAGAATGCAAATGCGTAATAAACAATTTTCATGCTACTTTCCTTTCTTTAGCCTTTCGGCGCTCAAAAGCGTTAAGATCTCTCATCACTTTGAGGGCCTCTTCATAGCTAGGCCACATACTGTGCGTGATGTTGTCGTTAGTACAAGTTACGTGGTATGCGTTTGGTGCCGTGAACCGGATGACTCGGATTTTATAGTACTTCATTTGCTGCCCTTTCCTTGCTTGTGCTGCGAAACCCGGATATGCCCGTCGTAAACCGTTTCAATTACACCGATTACCAGGAAGAAGAGAATAATGCCGAGAATCATATTTAGTCCTTTGTGGTGTAAGCGGTTAGCTTGACGACTGTTATCGCTACAAGGAGATGTTTCCGGTCCTTGCCAACCGCTTACGGTACTAGGTATTGCAACCGAGGTGCCAACGTTGATTTTATTCGATTCTTAAGACGAAAGTAACACAAAATGGCGTATAATTATTACACAGTGTAACGTTCTTGGGCAATTTGTTAAGTCTTACAAAACACAAAACCCCGGGCGGTTAGGCCCAGGGCTTTGCTGAGAGAGGCGCTGGAGTGTGCTAGGCGCCTATGAGAGACTATTCGCGAGCAGTAACGTAAGCGTGAACTAGAAGAAGGAACATAGAGAACATGTAGCAGGACATAACGAAGGTATAGGACAACATGGGGACTCCTTAGTTCAGGTTGAGCTCAGCGCAGAGCTTGTACATTCTGTCACGATGACGAATGCCTTTGATTCCGATGAAGAGCTTCATACGTGCAATGTAACGTTTCATACAGGACTATACTGCACAGCGTATGCCATAGGTATTTCCCCATGATATTCAGAGCGAGTGACGTAAACGGTATGTGATCTTTTAGTCATGTGACGAATAACGTCTAAGAAGTAACAGATATTGTCAGTGTGACGATGAGGAACGACTAGGAAGAAGTGACGATAGTACTAAGTGTAAGATGTGCGTAAGTATTGGGTGATGTGTGGTGTGAGAGCAGGGAGTGATGGTGGGTATGATGTGCTGTTCCCCCAACATAAACATTGCTACTACAATTCCCATGCCACTCATTAGTTAGACTTATGGTATAGAGCTTGCACTAGCAAAGAGTATGCTAGGTGGGTGTAGGGGTAGGGGGTGGGAAAAATTGATAGTGGTGTGGTGATTGCATGCTTTTGCGCACATAATTTTTAGCCTCTAAACCCAAGGCTAAGCTAGTAGGGTAGCTTAATAGGGATAAAAGACCGCGTATAGGTCAATTGTGTGCGTCTAATGACGTACCATGAGTCGAGCTTAGGTTGTGTTTTAGTTAACGAGATGAATGGTACGTTTTGTCGCTCGGTAACCCTTGTTACCTCGCTCCTTAAAGAGTTAAGAAATTATGTAGAATTTTCTTCTTGAACAATTACTAAGTACTTAACTTAGATGTTGGCCAATTGTAACAGTATTAATATGTACTGAGGAGAGAGGGTAGGAACTACCTGAGCGACGAAGGACGAATACAGGGTGTGCTCGGCGACCAGAGGTCGTACCGGCACCAGGGGAGACGAGACACCCACTAAATAGGGAAAGATACTGGTACGGTTTCCTTACCCCTATTGTCAGAATCCCTGCTTGGCAGGCGTTGGCCCCTACGCAGTGTGGGAAGTGCCCCGGTCTACGAGTAAAGTCGGGCCGGGGTGCCTATAGAATATGAAATTTTATCAGTATTTTAAGCATTTGGACGGGTCCCCGGCGACTAAAGACGAGGTAGCAGACTACCTGGCGTGGAAGTACCGAGCCTGGGGCGCCCCTTACGCGGGGTTTTTATTTTTTGTAAATCAGGAGTGGTAGTGCCCCAAAACATTAAGAAATATCGTAAGAAGCTTCGCGGCCGAGAATTCATCGAAGTTGACGGTCAAATTGCGCTTTGGCGTAAACGCCTTAAGAAGCGGGGCATTACGATTGGTAAAAACACCGAAAAGCGCGACGAGGTTAACAAGAAGCAGAGAGAGGCTAAGGCCCTTGAGCGCGCTGTCAAAAAGAACGGATTTTTCGGATGAAACTTTACGCCTGTGGTGTTGACTGGCAGCACGAGATTGGGGAGGCGCCGGACCTAGACGGTAAGCAGCCGTTGTATTCCTCGATCGAGGCACTTAAAAAAAAGTCCCCTTGTTGGGAATCCTGCGGCATTGTCGAAGTCCACCTGAGCGAAGGTCCGTGGCACGTTAAACAAGACCTGTGGAAAGACGTGATCTCTAGTGGCGACTGTTGATTTACGTAGGCTCTTTCCCGCCGCGGCCGACGGCTCCCGCGCCCCACTCCCAAAACAGCAGGAATTCCTTAAATACGCCCTGGACCCCAAAGGCCCCCAGTTCGTAGCCTACTACGGGGGGTTTGGGTCGGGTAAATCCGTAGTGCTTTGTACGGCCATTATTACCCAGGCCGTGTTGTATGGCGGCGACTATCTTATCTCGCGGCATTTTATGCCCGAGCTTCGGCGCACGACGATGAAAACTTTCCTTGAAATGTGCCCCAAGGAGCTGATTTCCGAGGTACGGGTAGCCGACGCAGAGGTACACCTAAAGTCAACTAACGGAATCGCGGTAGTTTACTTCATCGGTCTCGATGAGCCCGGCAAAATCGACTCTATGAACCTCTCGGGGTTCGCAATCGACGAGGCGTCCCAGACCACACAGGAGGCGTTTTTGAAGCTCCAGGGGCGCCTCCGTAACCCCAAGGGGCTCCGTAAAGGCCTTCTGGTTGGAAACCCCAAGGGTCGAGACCATGTTTACAGATATTTCGTATCTAAGGTCGAGCAAAAGGCTACACCTACCCGCACGCTTGAGGAGGCCAAGGCCAACTACAAGATGATTGTGGCGCCCTCTACCGAGAATATTCACCTTGCCGCCGATTATATCGAAAATATGCTGAGTTCGTACTCCAAGGAACGTATTCAGCGATATGTTATGGGCTCTTTCGACTCGTTCGAGGGTATGATTTACGACGACTTTTCGCGTCAAATCCATGTTGTCGAGCCTTTTGACATCCCTTCGGGCTGGACCCGCATTGTAGGGGCCGACCACGGGTTTACGAACCCCGCCGCCTTCCTATTTGGTGCTGTAGACCACGACGGAAACATCGTGATTTACCACGAGTTCTATAAAAGTGAGTGGATTATCAAGGATATCTGCCACGGCAAGTCCGGTGAGCCCGGCATTAACAAGTTTATAACGAAAGAGCCCCGAGTTGACGCAATTTACATTGACCCAAGTACCAAGGCTACTAGAGGGCAGACCGGAGTCTCGGATTTCTCAACATATTTGGAGCATCTTCCCAACCATGTGGCGCTCGTCCTCGCTAACAATGACGTGTCTTCAGGTATCGATCGGGTTAAGTCGTTTTTACGTGTAAACCCAAAGACTAAGAAGCCGCGCCTCACGATTTTCTCGACCTGTACGAACTTGATCGAAGAGATCGGGGAATATCGCTGGGCCGAACTTAGCGCTTCGCAGGAGGGCTCTAAGAACCGCAAAGAAGAGCCCCGTAAGTACAACGATCACGCGTGTGACGCCTTACGCTATCTGATCATGAGCCGCCCCGACCCCGCGAAGCTTATCAAACACGATAAAAGCTTTCCCTCTATGGAATCCTCGATTCAAAAAGAGCTTGAAAGCATCCGCAAGCCGAAAGAAAAAGACCCGTTTGGGGATTATTAACAGGCACTTGCGAGTAGTGTTGGCCAAACTTAACAGTATATAGTTGGGAGCAACACACCCAATGAAACAACGTGTAACCACCAAGTAGGGCGGGGCTGGTCTTTTGATCCCCCGCCCACACCGTTAGGGCGCAGGTAGGCCCTTAGAGCGGCTCTCTTAAAAACTACGTGCATAAGGAGTTCCCTATGGCCCTTACCTATGTAAATCTTACTGCCGAACCTCGCGCCTGGTCTATTGGTCCCATCAAGCAGCAGGTGGTTCAAATCACCGCGCTCTCTACTGACACCTCCGGTGTTGTAACGTTTGATTCGCTTGCGCAGGTCCGCGCCGTTATCGTCAACGGTGTTTCGCAATCCGCCGCCGCAACCCTTTCGGGTAACGGGGCTACGCTTGCCCTTAACGCCCAGGCCACGGACTACGTTACGACTGTGATCGGACTTGGAATCTAATGGCTGGCGAAGCGCTTAACCGCATGGTGGGCAAGGCTCGAAAGAGTCAGCACCAGCAAGACATGGAAGCCCTTCAACGCGGCGCGACCCAGTCCGGTTCGCTGGTTGCCCCGGCCCCCGCCCCAAAGCCGGAGCCCGCCCCGGAGGTCTCAGAAGCTAAGCTTAAGGCCATGCGTGGTGATTATCCTACTGACGAAGGCGTTGCCGCACAGCAGGCAGCTAACCTGGCTAATCCGTCGCTGCAGGATAAGCTCAATGCAGTGGCCCGGGCTCGCGCTAAGTTTTACGGAGAAGCAAAGTAATGTTCGGGCCGTGCAAGGTTTGTTTAGAGAAGGATAAAACGCTGGCCGTCCTTCGGGACGAGGTCACGTTTCTTCGTAAGCAAATCGCGCGGCCCGAAATCCGTAATGCTGTTTCCGTTGAGTATGAAGCCGACGGGCTCCTCAGCGGACAACAGGATCAAATCGAAATTCAAACCCGCCAAGAAGTCTTGAGCGAAGAAGATGCCGCGATCTTAGCTGAGCGCGACGCCATCCTCAATGGGAGTTATTAGTGGCGAGTAACGATACTAGTTCCGGCGCCATTAGCGCAAGCGGAAACGAACTAGACTTAAGTAAAATTAGCAATGACGAGCCGGATAAGCTCGCCAACGCTATTGAGAGCTTCTACAAACAAGACGGCACTAAAAAGGCGCGCCTCTCCTATCATTGGGAGAGAAATATGCGCATGCTCGACGGCGACCAGTGGCTCGTCTTTGGGGGTAACGGCGGAAATTCCATGTACCAGTGGAATACCCTCCAGGTCTCTAAGGCCAACGAGTATATCCCCCGTCCGGTAACGAACTACCTTTTTGATTGCTACCAGACGCTTAAGTCCTACCTCACCAAGACCAAGCCCCGCTCCTCTGTTAAGCCTAACACCCAAACCTACCAAGACAAAGCTGCCGCCAAGGTTGCTGAGCTTTGTATTGAGGCTAATTACGAGCGGCTTAAGGACCAAGAAAACTACGAATATGCCGCGTCTGTTCTAATTACCTACGGCACGGTCTACAAAAAAACTTACTGGGATACGTCTGCTGGAGGATCGATTGAAGTACCCGGACTCCCCCCTTCTCCGGTTGATGCGAATGCTCAAGCCCTCCCCGGAGACCAGCTTCTTCCAGAAGTTGACCCAGGAACTGGCGAGCCGAGTGCCGCCCAAATCCCGGGTGAAGAGGCCGCGCCCCAAACTATTTCGCTTGGGGATGTTAGCACAGTCGTCAAAGAGCCATACTGCATGGCACTTGACCCTTTGGCTCCGGATCTGCATTCCGCTCGTTGGATCATGGAATTTGCGATTCAGCCTCTCGACTGGATTCGCGAAGCGTATGGTAAATCTGAGCCGGGCTACACGGGTCGCGTTGACGAAGTTAAGCAGGAGACACAACTCTCTGCTTCGATGCGCCGCTTCTACCAGCTTAAAAATTCTTCCGGTGTTAAAAATGCCGCTGCCCTTGAAGGGGTCGGCGGGATGCAAGACGGGGGAACCTCCGCGCTAACTAACGCCGCGGTCGTTAAGGAATACTATGAAAGACCTAGTGCTAACTTCCCTAACGGTCGTTTGGTGGTCGTTGCTAACGGGGTTACTCTTTACGCTGGTGACTCACCTTATTCCGGGCCTGATGTAGGCGACTGGCACCCCTATTCCGAGTGCCGCTGGGAAATCGTCCCAGGTCGCTTTGAGGGTAAATCTCCGCTTGACGCCGCGTGCGAGCTCCAGAAGCGCATCAACTCGATTGACGCCACGATCATGCTTGTGCGTAAGACGCAAGCCATCCCGCAAAAACTCGTTCCTGCGGGCTGTGGTATTGAGCCGGGTCAGTGGACGGGTCGTCCCGGACAGCAGCTTTCCTACCGCCCCGATGTCGGCGTTCCATCTACCGTAAAGGCTGAGGGCGTTGACTCTCAGGTTTTCAAAGAGCGGGAACAGTGCGTTCAGGACATGAAAACGATTACGGGTGCGATCGACATCTTGAAGGGCGACCGCCCCCCTGGAGTTAACGCGGCCTCCGCTCTTGCGCTCCTTTACGAAGTCGGCACCGGCAAACTTTTCCCGGTCCTCGACCGCTGGAAGCGTTTCGTCGAGAGCGACCAGAAAAAAGAACTTCACCTCATTGCGAAGATGTATAAGGAGCCGCGCCCGCAGTATATCGCGCTCCTTAAGAAGCACAACAAAGAGCTTTCTGAGAGCGATATCGAAGCATTTCTCGGGGCCGATCTTCTCGACAACTGTAACGTTGTCGTGGAAGCGGGCTCCAACGTTCCAAAGCTCGAAGCCATGAAGCAAATGCGGCTCCAAGAAGCTGCGCAAACCGGCGCGATCGACCTTACTCAACCTATTAACCGCATGGAATACCAGCGGCAGATGGGTATTGTGGGCTTCGATAACGATGTCGGCCCAGACGCTAAACGCGCGCTATGGGAAAACGATTGCCTCGATAATATTCTTACGACTCCGGACAAGAAACCGGTTGTCCTTCAATGTGATGACGATCAAGTTCACATCTCGACGCACGAGCGTCGGATGAAAGAGCCGTCTTGGATGGAACTCGACCCCCAGGTGCAGCAAGCTTACATGCAGCACGTTGAAGAGCACAACACGTCCCTACAACAAAAACAACAAATGCAGGCGATGCAGGCAATGGCGATGGGGCAAGACCCGGGCCCTTCCGGCTCCGCAGGCGATAAAACTCCAGCTCAGAGCCATGGCAAGGGCGCTCCTGAATCAATGCAGAAAGCTGCAACAGCGGGGGATGTTCCCCCAGGGAGTGAGCCTAGATAATGTTGAATCCTAAGACGGGGAAGCGTTGGCGTGTTTACATGGGTCTGCCGAGCAACGGCTCGGTGTCCGATTTCCAAGGTTACGTTCTACGTGACCTACAAGACCGCTATAAAGACGAAGTAGAGCTTGTCTACCCAGAGGCCCTCTGCCAACGTATTTTCCACGACGCGGCTCGTGAGGGCGTTGTTCAAGACTTCCTAGATTCTGGTTGCGATATCCTTTGGTTCTTAGATTCCGACATTTGCCCATCGCGCCATGTACTAGACCTAATCACTACCCACGGCGATAAATGGCAAGCCGCAGGCGCCCCGTACCCCGTATTCATGGCCCAGCCCGGAGAAGGTCAACGCCAGATCGTGTTTACGGTGTATAAGGCAATTGATCCACACCCGGTGACTAAACAGCCCCGCCTCGCCCCCTGCGAAGTTCCGAACGAGGGTACGGCGTTTATTGACGGTATCGCAACGGGTTGCTTGTTCGTTAAGCGCGAAGTATTTGAGAAGCTTGAGCGTCCGTACTTTGAGTTTAAGTACGACCCGATTACCAGGATGCCGATTGAGGGCGAGGACATCGGGTTCTGCCGCAAGCTTCACATGCTTGGGATTAAGTTTTTTATCGACTTCTCCATGGTGTGTAAGCACTTCAAGAATAATATCGATCTTCTTGAAATGAACAACTATGCCATGGCCTACGCACAAAAGTCCGTCGACTACCAGCGCCGTCTTATTGAAGAGCAAGCAGGCCAGCTTCAGGCGAAATGGGACAAGCTCAAAGCCGAGAACAAACGGCTTAAACAACTTTTGACTGAGGCTCAGGGCCATATGGTTCGCCGAGTCTCTGCCCCTCCAAAGGGCCTTAATTTTCGTTAGTCTGCGTAATTGCGCTCGCAGACCGCAAAGCCAGTATTCGGGTTACGCGAACCGAGTATTCCAGCTTATAGCAACCGCGTTGGGTTTAGGTTTGCCCACGGTTCGTCCCCGCCATCGGACGTAAAAGGAACCTATGTTTGAAAATGAAGGTAGCGAGATCGAGTCTACGCAGTCTGACGTAACTTCCGACTCCTCGTCAGAGAGTCAAAACGATGCTCAACCGGCGCAGCAGAATGCGGCCCCGGCTCAGGAAAAAGAAGTGCCCTTTCATGAACATCCACGTTGGAAGGAAATCATGGAAGAAAGGAATGCTGAACGCCAGCGTTCCCAGCAACTTGAACAGCGTCTGTACGAAATGCAGAAGCAGTTCATGGAAGCTCAGAAACCGAAGGAAGAACCAAAAGACCCGATGTATGACCGGCTCAAGGGTATTGACCCTGAGTTTGCGGATTACGTGAAGGGTCTCAGCACTCGCGCAGCGAAGGCCGAAGCTCTTGAGCAGCGGCTGGAACAGTTCGAGCGCCAGCAGTTTGCGAATAGCGCGGTATCGAAGTTTGAGTCTCTTAATAAGGCGAACAACGTCTCTCCGGAGCTTGCTCAGCTTTATAAATCGGAGCTTGAACTGGCCTACGCCAACGGGAAGATCAAAGATCTTACCCATATGGAGCAGGCTTACAAAGCGATCCACGAAAGAACGCAGAAGTTCCTACAAGCGCAGGAGCGGGCCGTAATTGAAAAATACACCGCCTC